TTAGAAGTAACAAGATGCTTTAACTTCTGCGGATTTGAAACGAAGCACGTAGATGCTAATTCAAAAGACAGAAAAGAGATATTGCAATGGTTTTCAGAAACAGATAATGCTATACTTTGCAATGTAGGTATAGCTACAGTTGGTTTTGACGAGCCAGGAATTAATAGTGTTATACTTAACTTTAGTACATTGTCTCTGCCAAAGTTTATACAGTGCGCTGGAAGAGGAGGAAGGATTGTTGAAGGAAGTAAATACTCCTTTAACCTAATTGATATGGGCGGAAACTGTATAAGATTTGGAGACTGGTCTGATGAGCGTGATTGGGTCGAGTTATTTAATAATCCTTCAAAATTAAATGAAGGAGGAGTTGCACCTGTTAAAACTTGTCCAAACTGCGAAGGATTAGTCCATGCATCCGCTTCTGTTTGTGGATTAAAAATGTATGATGGTAGCGATTGCTGGCACGTATTTGATAAGAGAAAAGCAGAGTTAGACAAGTCACTCGGAGATATGGTTTTGATAACCAAAAACATAGATGTTAAGCAACTTGAAGCAAAGTTTGCAAACAAGTACGATTACTATACGTTTGATAAGATGTGCGAATTTGTAATAGACAATCTTTTTGAAAAGTACAAAAATCCATCTAAGGTGCAACGTGATGCTGCATTTAGAATTTACTATGATAAATGCATAGAATGGTTTTCAAATAAGTTTGAAGGCAAACAAGATATATCAACAAGTGCATTTCATATTAACAAAGCAACTTATAATTTTGATAAATATTATGAATATGCTAAAGTTAAATACGGGGAGTCTGTTATAGATAACATATGTAATGTTTGCGGAGACGAGTGCGAAGAAGTATGTATTTATTGCGAATATCCTGTTTGCGATAAATGCAAAGTAATAGTAAATAGAAACGAAGCAACTTGTAAATCTTGCATAGATTTTGATAATACAGAGAATAGATTAAATAGAGTTTATTAAAAAATATTATATGCCAAAAGTTAGTATATTTCAAAACATTGCTACACCAACGTCTCCTAGTGATGTAGACTTATATCAATACCTTATTGATACTAGAGATGGAAAGTGGCAAGACATTGTCACTCCTGTAAGACTTATAAAAGACAAAGAACAAAGAGACTCCGCAAAAAAGAAGTTGCCAACTACCACTTTATCAGGTACATTTTCTTATAGGAAAGATAGTGACTTGAACGAGCACAGTGGATATATTAATGCTGATGCTGACCATGTAGAAAATATATCAGAAACAATAGAGAGACTAAAACTAGACCCTTATATTTATTCTGTTTTCTTTTCTACTAGTGGAGATGGATTAAGAATACTATTTCTTATTAATCCAAAAAAGCATAGGGAATCTTATCTAGGTATATCAAAGTACTTGTTAGACAACTACGATATAACTTTAGACCCAAACGGGGTATCTCCTTCAAAGCCATACTTAGTTAGCTATGACCCAAACTTGTACATTAACAATAACAAGGTAAAGTTATTTGCAAATTATCCAAAAGAAACTCCCATAAAGGAGATGCCAAACTTTGTACATACTGCAAACGATTTTGACGAGATAATAAGGCAGATTGTTTCTAATGGAAAAAACATTTGTGAAGAGTATGTAGACTGGATAAAGTGTGGATTTGCTATAGCATCTCAATTCGGAGAAAGCGGGGAGTCTTATTTTCATGAAGTTTCGAGAGTTTCTCCTAAATACAAATACGAGCAATGTAAAAAGCAATATAAATACTGCGTAAAAGGCAAGGGGACAACAAAAGTAAATATATCTACTTTTTATTACCTTGCAAAGCAAAGTGGCTTGTCAATAGTTTCAGAGCAAACTAAAACAATTGTAAGAGCAACAAAGAACGGTAAGCGAGCTGGTTTATCAAAAGAGAAGATTGTTGAAAACCTTGCAAAGTTTGAAAATATTTCAGATTGCAAAGATGTAGTAGAAAATGTTTGGCTATCAAACGCATCTGACGAGTTTGAAGAGTCTCCTATTGAACAATTAGAATATTTCATAAAAAACAACTACGATTTAAGACTTAATGAAGTTACTGGATTTATAGAGAATGGTAGTAAAAGAATGTCAGAAAATGACTTGAACGGAGTTTTTATATCCGCAAAGAAACAAATTCCAAAGATTGATTTCCAGCTAATGATGAGATTGTTAATGTCAGATTTTATACCTACATACAATCCATTTTTAGAGTTTTTTAATAGCGATGGTTCAGTCCCATCATTGCCATCAATACCTATAAAAGACCAGAATGATAAATTTGAGACTCCTTTAATATCAAAACTTGCGTCTTGCATAATAAATGACGAGCCACTTCACACAGAGTATTTCTTGAGAAAGTGGCTTGTTGGCATGGTATCTGCAATGCACAAGCATCACAGCCCTTTGTTATTGTGCTTGCTAGGTAAACAACAGGGTACAGGTAAAACAGAGTTTTTTAGGCGCTTACTTCCAAAAGAATTAACAGATTATTATGCAGAGTCAAAGCTTGACAAGGATAAAGATGACGAGCTATTAATGACAGAAAACATATTGATAGTTGATGATGAGTTAGGCGGAAAGAGTAAACAGGATAACTTAAAGCTTAAAGATTTGACTTCAAAGCAATATTTCTCTTTGCGGAGACCTTACGGAAAGCAAAATGAAAAGATACTTAGAATTGCAGTCCTTGCAGGTACATCAAACTTCCTAGAAGTTCTTTCAGATACAACTGGTAACAGAAGAATTATACCTATAGAAGTACACGACATTGATAAAGAAACATATAACTCAATAAACAAAAAAGAACTATTTATGGAAATGTATCAAATCTTTAAAGACGGTTTTGACTGGCGTATTACTACAGAAGACAATAAATTCCTCAATAAAGATGAGGATAAATATGAAGCTATTAGTATCGACAAAGACTTGATGTTAAAGCACTTCAGGGTTCCTAATGAACAAGAATACGAAACAAAGGCTTACGAAACTTATACTACTACAGATATTAAAGTTCATTTAGAATGGGTTTCAAAACAAAAGCTATCTGCAACAGTATTGGGCAGAACAATTGGCAAGCTTGGCTACAAACAAAAAACAGTTAGGATTGCAGGAGGCGCAACTCCAAAGATGTGGATGGCTATAAAACTTACTAATGAAGCTTCAATGCCATCAGGAGATATAAATAATTTCTTTGTTCAACCACCAAGCGAAGATATGCCAACAGATAACACAGGTTTTTAATTTAACAATTCGTTAAGGATTCGCATCGTTGTTTATGTTTTTTTTAACAAATTATCGTTTATGTTTGCGATATGAAAAAAATAATAACATTTATAAGCGGTAACGAGAAAAGCTGCATGGCAAGTGTTACAATGAACTCTTTTAAGCAGTTTTCAATAAATTATCTAATAATAGATAATTCTTTGCATTTCCAAAATTGGACTCAAGAAACTTACGATTACAAGCGCATTAGAACAGATCGCAGAGAGTCTATTTTGCTTGCATATATTGACAAACACTGCGTAAGTTCACTTAACGAAATTTTTGAAATTAAAAACTAAATACTATGCTTTATCCAAACATCATGCAAAGAGTAATTGATACATCAGTTTTATCTTGCGATAGATTTTCCGAAATACCATCATTAATAGAAAGCGGCTCTCGCTGCATCATAGAGATGAAGTACAGAGCTAATATTATTGGTAGATTTGTAAAGTTTGAAGACTACGAAGACTTAAAACGTAGAAACATGGTTAGATTTTGCCTGGATGCTCACAAAAGAGATGGCTTCCCAGATAGTATAAACTCTTCAAGAATATTCAATGTTGAAGACTTTAAAAGTATTTGTACAACAAGTTATATAGATTAATTATGCAAATAGAATTAAAAGCAAAAATAGTTGAAGGCAGATTAATTATTGAAAGTGTAGACGAAGAAAGCTCTATTTTTCTATCAAAATGGATAGAAGATAATAAATACTGCCTAGATAAAAGATTAGATATACAAATTTTAGCTCACTAATATATTTTATGTTAAAAGATATTGAAACTATAAAGCTCGACATTTTAACTAAAAAACGCAATAAAGAGTTTTATAAGTACGCTTTACTTGTTGTTGAAACTTATGACGAGTTTTATATTATTCAAGAAAGAACTAAAATATCTGAAAACATAAAGAAGTTAAAAGCTTGTTTGCATCCTAAAGATTACTTTGGTATTAAATCTATGCTTAAATCTGAAATACGTCTACTAAACAAGAAAATAAGAATGTTTAAATACTTGATAAAATGATAGAGGTAAAAGTTTATTTTGGTGAAACTCTTTTATTGATTAACGAGTTCAAGTCTGATTCCGAGTGCAACAAGTACCTTAAAAAACTTGCAAAAGGAAGAGAAAAGGTTAAAAATGATACATATTTTAAATTCAAGGTTATTACTCAAAAAATAAAAATTTATTAATATGCCAAGCGGTCAAACATATTACCATCAGCTAACAAAAAAGCAAAAGTCTGAGTACAACTCAAACGTAGGAATAAGATTTAGCTCCGCAATGAAAATGTATTGCGAAAATTTCAGAGACTTTATTCTTATGTCTTTTCGTTGGGATGAAACTCCAGAAGGAAGAGATTACTGGTATAAAATAGCTAACAGTGAAAAAAAGTAAGTCTAAAGTTTCAAGCCAATCTTTATTCGGAGAAGAGTCGATATCTCACGAACCAATTAAAGAACTTAAACTAAAAAAAGTTAAAGTTGAGCCTACGGCTGTAGAGCAAACATTGTTTGATATACCAGCTTTACCAGTTCAAACTAAACGTGCAAAAGTCAAGGAAGTTCAAAAAGAAATTCATGTTCAAGATACTAATACACCTTGTTACAAGTTGTTTTTTCCTTTTGAACATAATAAGTATGGTTTACTTGCAACTTATAACATGGATAATCCACAAACAAAAAGTTATTACGATAAATTAAAACTTGAATTAAATGGCAAAGCATAACGACCAACCTGTAAAACAAAAGTACTTCTTCTTTGACTTGGAAACAACTGGTACAATGTACTGGAAAAATGGCATACATCAGATTGCTGGCGCTATTGTTATAGATAACAATGTCATGGAAACTTTTAACTTCAAGGTTAGACCAAATCCTGGTGCAAAAGTTGAAAAAGAGGCTCTAGACATTGCTATGGTTACTTGGGAAGATATACAAGCTTACGAGCCAATGTTTGACGTTTACAAGAAAGTTCAATCAATACTCTTGAAGTATTGCAACAAGTTTAATCCAAAAGACAAGTTTCATCTTATTGGGTTCAACAATCGAGGATTTGACGAACCATTCTTTAGAGCTTGGTTCAAGCAGAACGGAGATGTTTACTTCGGAAGCTGGTTCTGGTCAGATAGCGTAGATGTTATGGTTTTAGCATCTTTCTTTTTGCGGAGTAATAGGCAGCATGTAGAGAACTTTAAGCTTTCAACAGTTTGCAAGTACTCTGGAATTGAAGTAGATGAAACTGGGCTGCATGATGCCTTGTACGACATTAAACTAACAATGCAACTATATGAAAAAGTTACTGGTTTGTCTATTAATTATCAAGGTCTTCTTTAATCTCCACAAAGAAGAAGTTCCTAATTGTTTTTATTATAGAGCTATTTTAGCTCTTGGAATTTTAATTTGGATAACAATTTTAAAACTAATATTATGAATGGAACTGATTTAGCTAATCCATTAACTTATGATGGAAGCAATCCAAATACCATAACAGTTGCTGGATTTACAAAGTACGAACACATGGCAATAGAGTTTACTAAAGCTTTGTTGCCAACACATCATCTTATCGACTCTGTAAAACTTGCAATGCAAACTGCAAACTAAGTAATTAAACAATTAAACAAAAAATAGTATTATGTTTGCCAATGTTTTTATACCAGTTTCAACTAAACAAAAAGTTAGAACTAAATTTGCACTTTCAAAGGTTTATGCAGAAATAATATTTGTAGAAGGTCAACTATGTTTTATGCATAATTTGTCTGAAACAGAGTTTTGTGTTTCACATTTTTATTCTGGAATGAGAATATCTTGCGAAAAAACAGCAATTGACGCTATAAACGATGCAAAAAGAAAGTTAAAGTCAAATCCAGATAAAGTTAAAGAAGCTAAAAAGCTTGTTGAAGATACTGGGTTTAAATATCCTATTAATCACATAAATATATACTAATTATGAAAGCATCACAAGCTAGGCAGCAAACAAATTCTATTAATAAAGAAACTCTTATGAAAGAGTTATTTCAAATAATAGATGGAAATTCAAAGCAAGGTTTAAGTCGAGTTTTAATTTTTAAGGACTTGCCTTTTGATTGCGTAGGTGAACTAATGTCGCTTGGATATAATGTATGTAAAGGTGAAGACCAAATTGGAATGTCTTATCATAAAATTACTTGGTAATGGAAAACAATAAACCTCGCTTAGAAGCAACACACTTCGTTGAAGTTTGGCGTGGAGTATACAGTAAAATTGCTAATGAAACTCCATTAATGCTAATTGATGTTCTCGATGAAGTATTAGAGCAAACTAAAAGAGAAAAGTTATTAGAAACAATATTAGTAGCAAAAATAAAATTTAAACCATGCAAGAAATAATAGTAATTTACGGCAAGCCAATGAGTGGCAAAACAGAACTTTGCAAACAAATACAGCAAAAGTTTAAATGCGATACTTATGTTTCAGGAATACCTTCTGACATACTTATTCTTGATGGACAGCCTGTTCCAGATAATTTAGGAGAACTTGGATACAAGTTTGTTATTATTGTAAGTAATGACTCTAGTTTTGTATTTTTTAATGACCATTATTATTTTGACTTAGACAGTTGTGCTGATGAAAATAGTGTTTTAGAATTTTTGTCTGATAAAATGAATAAGCTTTGCAAAACATCTGTAAATGAAGTTTCTCCACAAAAGATAAGTGTTGGTGGTAACATTTTAGACCTTGAAAAATTTAAATCATCAATATACAAGAAAGATGTTGAAAGAATTAGAAAAGAATTTAATCTACCTGTAATCCCAAACTTAAAGCACATATATGCCGAATTGCCGAAGTTCGAGCTTAACCTCGAAGAGTCGGAAGATGAGCCATGCTACACAGAAGCTCAATACAACTACGTAAAATCCGCCATGCGAGATGCACAAGACCAGTTCAACGATTATTACCAAAGGTACAACGAGGCTGCAATAAAGGCATATGAAACTCAAAATTTACTAGATATAAACCAAGAGTTGCTTTATCAAAAAGATAAATACATTCAAGAGCTTCTATCAACCATTAGTACACAGAAAGATTTACTAAATCATTATCGCTCATTACCAAATATGCCAAGTTCGGATTAGAATATGCCAAGTTCGGATTATTTTACTATAAGTTCAGATTATATGTGGAACGAGTGTACAGAAAAGCATTAGTTTTTCCCATATTACGTAAAAAACATATAAATGCCACACATTAAAAATACACATTATTTAGAGGGCGGTAAATTATACATTATTGCAATAATATACCAAATTGCGTTCTTTTGCGTAACTTTTCGTGGTTGTTTGGTAAGTGGAATGAAGACTTTGAAAAACCCCTCGGAAAAAAAATTCCCAATTTCATTTTCCTTGCGCTTTCCTGTAAATGGATACACACAAGTAATGTGGAACGTAGCAAAGAAAGCGTTAGCTTTTGTAAATGTGTGTCGTTATTTTCAATATACTTTCAACCCCCATTTTTGCACCACCGTTCCACACCACACGTTGTAAAAATCATAATATTTAATATTTAATAATATATACTATGGGCAGAAACGTTCACCAAAGGTCTTGGATAACTGAAGAGACTGACAAACTAATTAAATCAGCTAAGCTTCAGACAAAAACTGTTAGGCTGATGGAAACAGATACTATCGCTGAAATTGCTGTTAAAATATTCGTGCATTTTCAAGTTGCTCAATCTTGTACCATACGTGGTACGAGACTTTGTCACTGTGTACAGAACCCATTGGTGACTCGGGAGATACCTACTGGCGAGTTTGTTATTCAATTGCTGTGCAATATTATTAAAGAGGAAACTCAACGTAGTGTTATGAGGGATGTTACTAGACCTCGTGGAAAACACATAGAGATAGGGTATGCAGACTCGAAGGCTTTTAGGTACTTTCAAGATGTAAAGACTGGTCATATAAATCTATGGAGGGTGAAATAATGCGTATCCTTCTTTTTTGTGGAGCAAGCTTTTGTGGTGTTTATGTGCGTGTTTGGTGTTGGTTTGCAATGGGTTTATGTGGTTTTTTGGCATGTTTCACGGTGTTTCACGGGTTCAAAATTAAATTTGGTACATACGGTTAAAACGTTTAAATTTGGTGTAAAATGGCAAAATATGGGAAACATAACTGAACAACAACTACATGCAGAATGCTTCAAGTGGTTTCATAACACATATCCAGCTGAACGAGGTATGCTTCACCACAACAATAACAACTCTGTAAACTCTATAGCTGGAAACAAGATGAAGGCTATGGGTGTTGTAGCTGGAGTGTCGGACTTTGAACTTATACTTCCACGAGGTATGATTGCTTTTATAGAGATGAAGACAGAGACTGGCGTGTTATCTGAAGAACAGAAGCGTTTCTGCGCTATGTTAGTTTCTAGAGGGCATTTGTACTTTGTAATAAGAAGCATTGCAGCATTTCAAAACTTAATTAAAACACTATTAAATGGATAACGAGGATGATTTACAATTAGACGAGCATTGGAAGAAGATTGCTAACTGCGATATTATTGCTTTTGATGACCCAAAAGAGTTATTTGCTGCTGCAATAGAATACTTTAGATGGTGCGATAACTACCCAATACAAACATCCAAAGCCATAATCAATGGCAAGGAAGCTGGTAGCACAGTAACAACTAAAAAGACAAGACCGTACACTCTTGATGGTCTATGCGTTCATCTTGGATGTTCGAAGGAGTATTTGATTGATGTATCAGAGAGCTGTTCAAAAGAGTCTTTGTGGGCAATAGTTGTTAACAGAATTATGTCTGTTATACGCGTTCAGAACATAGAGATGTCTATTATTGGCGAGTTCAATCCTAACGTAGCTATGAGTGTTGTTAGGGAGATAGAGTCTACATCAAGAACAAAGCCTGTAAGAATAGAAGTAGTACAGGGATTACCTCAATTAGCAACTAACGAAAATGACTTATTGGAAAACGATTAGACGAAAACTGACAAACGGAAAAGTACCAAAGACAAATTTATCAAAGATAAAATTGATAATTTTCATTTTAGCTTTTTTGGGTGCTTCATTTATGCTACTAGGTATTGTGATTGAGATGTGGCTAGTAGGTATGGCATGGAAGTACATGTAAACTGGTATTAAGCAATTTTCAGTACTTGTTATTGCATAGTAGTGTTTATATGCTGGTATTGTTGCTAACATTGTTGTTTGCATTGCATAGTACTGGCTATTGCATTATTGCGTGTTGGTTGATATGGATTTTTTGCTATGCGTGAAGGTACGGCAAAAAATCGGTTTTAATGTAATTTTAAGGAAAAATTAACATCTATTATTTGGTGGTATGGTAGCAAACTACACGAGCGATTTTTAGGCGTTTTACGGGAAGTTGATGCGTTCTGTATGGTTATCATTGCTACTGGTCCGATAATAAAAATTTGCCCACATTACAAGTTTAAATATGTGTATGTGGATAACTTTATTTGGTGGTATGATTGCAATGTACTACACGTGCGCAGGCGTTCCTATATATAATGTGGTGTTATATTGCCAATATTAACTATAAGTTAAAATTTTGTTAATGCTATAAAAACATTTGTCGTGTACCAAAATAACTCGTATCTTTGACAAGCAATAACGCACCACAATAAAAAACATAAAAAATGAAACATTACACCACAACTAGCCAAGAGTCATTAATGCCAGCCAGTCACTTTGCATTTATTTGTATTATGACATTGACAGCATATTCAATTGCAATATTTATTGCATATCAAAGTTTTTTCCACAATTAACAATTTTTTAGGAGTTTATTCAATTATTTACCCTATATTTGTATTCACAATTAAAACGCCGAGAGGCAAAAAAAATCACATTATGAAAATTACATTTATGCCAGCTATGCAATTAGCGCCAAAGACAGCAACAAGTACTGCACCAGTTGCAACAGTTGAAACTCCAGTAGTTGAAACACAAGCAACACCTGCCAATTTGCCAAATTTTCAACCAAAACCAACAAGCCCGAAGCTTGAAGAGTTGCAAGCCGAGTTATTGACAAAGCAAACAGATGTTGCAAGCGGTAAATTCGCGCCAGGTAGCACCGAGTTTGTAGAAGTTATGATAGCAATGTTCAAGCTTGGTAATGACATTAAGGCAGAGGAAGCAAATATCTTGCGTATTGCGAAAGAGCAAGAAATTGCTGCAAAACGTAACGAGCGTATTGCATTGGTTGACACTATGCTTGATTTGCACATTGCTTGGCACAAAGTTGAGACTGCCACTCCGTCAGGCGAAAATTTGGATGAGAAAAATGCTGCATATGCCAAATTTAAGGAGGCACGTGCAGTTATTGATAACGAGATGCTGCTAAGAGTACCTAGTGGCATCGCATCGAAAAAAGCGGTTGATGGTTTAGCAACAAAAGCAACAACCGAAGGAGGCGAAAAGGGCAAGGCGATTATCGCATATTTTATTGAGCAACGTGCAGCAGGCGTACCATATACACAAATCAAAAAAGATTTGGTTGCAAACGGTCACGCAGTAGGTACTGTTGGTAGCGTAATATTAGCATGGCAACGTGCAAACGGTGAGAAGTAATTGTTTCACGTGAAACATTACAAGGACTGGTTAACCTTGTATAAACCGATTTCCGATAATGGAAATCGGTTTTTTGGCTTGAGAGATGTTGCATTTTATATATGCAAAAATCTCAAAAGATAAATTGCTGTATATGCAATTATAAAAATAGCTCTTTTATATTATTGGTAGATTTTAAATTGTATGCTCGAACATTTATATATAGAATAGTAATATGTGTGCAGATATTCACTGCAAACATAGTAACGATAGTTTACAATTACTATAATAATATTAATTTAACAAAACATTAACATATGCTGGTTATATGCAATAAGTTAAAATTTTGTTAATGCTGCTGGAACATGATGTGTGGTAAATTTATTTGTCGTATATTTGTGCTGTGGTATTAACCAGCCACATTATATTATGGAAAAATATACATTGTCTTCAGCAAAATTAAACACAATAATGAATGCCTTGCAACATGGATACATTGATATGCAGGAGTTTATGGAGATGTACGAATTAAATATTATTACATATTTTATCGAAAACCATAAAAACTAGTTATATGAAATCATTAATATTTAAACAAACAGAGATTTTGGCCTGTCAGGTTTATATGGATGGGAAACCGTTCGCATGTTTACGATGCGACAGGTTATATTTTGACAGTAAAACTGGTAATGTTCATATATTTGTTGGAATACAATGTGTTAATATTTTTTATCATGTTAATGGAGTGTGCATCAACGAGGTAATAGAATAACGTTCCACGTGGAACAGCAAATATTTTAAATAAACCTCAAGCATTACGCTTGGGGTTTATTTGCTATATATAAACGGTTTGAAACAAAAAATTTTTTTATGAACTCTGGTATATTCCTCCCCACACAAATTTTTACCAATTTTCAAATTAAAAGCTGCTTGTATGTCTTGCATTTCATCTATTTTTTCTTATTACAAAGTACTTAATTGGCACGATGAAGCATACCGTCAACTTTTGCAAGAAGTGCCGTTATCGGAAGTTGAAACTTTTTTGCAAGATTTTGAAAATGAAATTTGGAGAAGAAGGTCTATTCTCGCAAAATATCGTGAACGAATTAGAAGAGGTGGAAATGCAAAATTTTGGTATAGAAGAGAGTTTAAATGTTTGGAAGCTTTGCATATACTAATGAAAAGGCGAAAGCTCGCACCCATTCTTTTTGCGGAGAAACAAATGAATTACGCTCGTGGTACTGCAACAATCTAGAATAACTTAATATGGCAATACTAATATTTGACAGGAAGAACAAAGGCATAGACACTTCTGTAATTTGCAACTGGATTACAAGAGAGTACAAGTGCATGGTTAGTGCAGCTTGGAACGATGCAAGTGGAGACTATTGCGTTGAATTTACTAATTGCAAAGGTTTACCTAATGGAGCTTGCATTGTGTATGTGCTATGCGAGTTTATTTTGCATGGTGTTTACACTATAAAGGTTATATGGAACAGGGAACTAGGTAGTATGGTTAGCTCTAATCCGCAAGCGTAGCCATATTCTTTTTGTGGAGAATAAAAAAAACTTTATTATGGAAAAAATTTTTGAAGTTAGAAGACTGAAAAACAGAATAGGTAATAGTCACCTTTTAGTGATAACAGAAGAAGCTGTTGAAGATATTAGTATTGGCTCTGTAATAATTGTTCCTTATGCAGAAGGATTTATAGACCCTGTAAAAGTTTTATTACAATTAGATGATAAAGGAAATCCAAAAATAGCAAATGGTAGATTTGCGATTGTACTAGAGTATATTTATTATTAATAGTTATTAACATCATGTTAATAACTTTTTTTTGTGGTTTAAAACATTATGTGTATTTTTATGGCATCATATCGGAGCTATGTTGTTTGGTGCTGCTTAACTATTAACTATGCGAGTATCACCTATATATTTAGAGACGGCAAAAGAGCTTAAATTGGGCACGAGGAGGATAGTGCATCAAGGAGGAATGGCAAGCGGAAAGACAGTTAATATTCTTGGAGCATTGGCTCACTTAGCTGCAGAAGATACATACGGGATTACAACAGTAACCGCTATGAGTTTTCCGCATTTGAAAGGAGGAGCTTTGAGAGACTTTGAGACATTTGTATATCCTAGTTTTAAAAACGAGATAACAAAGTATCACAAGACTGACCACTTGTTTACGTTTAAGAACGGACACCAGATTGAGTTCAAAGTTTTCGAGAATGAGATGTCTGCTAGAGGCCCAAAAAGAAAAAGGCTATTTATTAATGAAGCAAACAAGTTTGATTACTTAACTTATTTTCAGTTAGATAAGCGTAGCGAACAAACTGTTTTAGATTATAACCCATCAATTAGATTTTGGTGCCACGAGCATCTAATTGATAAAGATGGAACAAAGCTCTTTCTATCTGACCATAGACACAATCCGTTTCTAAGCAAGCAAAAGCATCAAGAAATTGAAGATGTTTGCTTGTTTGACTTAGATGAAAATGGGAAAAAGCGCAGAAATGAAAAAGGCGAGCCTTTAATAATTTCTGGAAATTACGAGCTTTGGAAAGTTTATGCGAGAGGAATAACTGGTAACGTTACTGGTATTATATTTCCTGATTGGAGAATTATAGATGACAGTTACTATTCTGACGATGAAGATTTTATCTTTGGAATTGACTTCGGATATACTAATGACCCAACCTGTATAGTTAAAGTTTACAGAGTAGGTGAAAATCTATTTGTTCACGAATTAGCTTACGAGCCAGGTTTATCAACTAAAGGTATTATTGCAGTTCTTCAAGCTAACGGATATACTGCAGACATGCCATTGTATTGCGAGCATGACCCAGATATGATTAGGGATTTGCGTAACTACGGAGTGATGGCTTTACACGCAAGAAAAGGTCAAGGTTCAATAAATGCTGGTATCCAGTTATTAAAACAGTTTAAAGTTTTTTATACTTTATCTTCTATTAATATAGACAGAGAAAGAGGTTTATATGTTTGGGAAAGTGACAAGGTTGATGGAACTTCTACTAATATACCAGTAGATAGAAACAACCACACGTTTGATGCGATAAGATACGCAGTTTATTCTAAGTACTTAAAAATTGGATTATAAATGAGCAATAGATTTATTGAGGCTTTTAATGCGCTAAGAGGCAAGGGAAACCTAGCAACTAGAAGCGCCTCAGAAGTAAATCTATCTGCAGCAAACAATATTTTTGGTACACTAGGTACTCAAAATCTTGGAGCTTTAGGTCAGTACGGATTTATACCTATTGATGGTCAAGG